TCCTCTTTCCATCTTGCGTATCGGGAAAGAGCAATAAAGTTTTGGTAGTCTGTTGGTAATTGGTTGCTTCTCATTTCATCACTCCATAATAGTTCTAATTGTCTTGATGTCAGCACCGTCTACATCATAGAAGTATTCACGTATGCCATCCTCTATCTCTTCTCCAACCTGTCCATCGGCAGGTATCGGATACTCTTCTTCATCTACGTCTATGGTAATGAACAGTTTAACTCTCGCCATCAGCCAACACCTCTTCTCGTAGTCTTTCTAAATACCAGTCTGCCTTATCTAAATCTTCTATTGGTTTAGACTTGTAGTCGAATCGCCATAGATATTTCATAATATTACCTTGAAGATAATACTTAAAGTTAGGCCCAAGTGCAGCTTGTATTGCTACAATACACTCAATGCCAGATTGATTATAATGTGGTGGACTGTTGACCATATCAAGTACGTTACCACTGTAGGCTTCCTTACCCGCTTGCTCTTTTTCCCTCATTATCTTCATGTAATCCTCGTGTCTACTCATGCTGAACCTCCTGTCTTTGTGTTAAAGTTAAGGTGTATTACGTTGCCATCATAGGTTTTCTCCACACCCATTTCTTCTTCTAGTTCTACAGTAATATCCATCTCGTTGTCAATAACATTTAATACATATTCGTGTACAATATTACGAAGTTCTGGTACTTCTTCCATGACAGGAACAGAAGCGCACATCATTTTAGAAAAATGCATAAGCTGCCCATAGTCATCATCATCTAATGGATTTTCAGGAAATGCCATTATAGATATATCTACCTCGCCACTCCATTTGCCATCATCATCTGCAAACGGTCTGATACGTATAACAAAATCTTCATCTTCTATTTGTTTCTTTAAGTATTCTATATCCATATGCTATCTCCTTTTTACTTTAGTACCGCTAAACTTTATAAACTTTGGATGCTTATTCTTACCCTTTTCTTTTAGCCAATCTTCCGGGATTATGCGATCATAGTATCTAAAGCCATACTTAATACACCATTCACCGTAAGTAGACTTAGCACCCTTACGTAACTTGCGTCTGCTGCTTTCAAACACAAAACGAATATCCAATTTGGGATGCTGCTTTTGTATAGCCAGATGCTTGCGTCTATCTGCTGCGGTAAACATACCTTTTGTTTCAATAATGATACCATTGAACAGCACGAAGTCTGGTGTGTAGGTTCTGTATGCAAGGTCTTCCCACTCAATCTTAACTTGCTCATATAAGAAGTCTACTTTGAGTTCTGTTAGGTAGTCAGATACCTTGAGTTCCAGACCGCTACGATAGCCATACTTTCGTGCTGCTCTGAATTGTTTTGCGTTAGGCAATGTCACGCCATAGCATTGATGGTAAGGTGTATCTGTAATTTGTATTACGATACCCTAAAGATTTAAGTTCTTCCTGAATTGCTTTATCCGCTTCATTACGTGCTGCAATAGCATCTCGCAACCCAGCAGTTTTTCTGTCACGATACTCTTTACGCAATTCAACAAGGCGTTGTTCTGTAGCTTTAATTTCATCCAATAAAGCATCAAATTCCAGTCTGTCATCATTCATCTTTATACTCCTCTTTTAGTTCAATGTATTGCACAATTTTAGGAAACTTAGCCTGTGACTTTACCTGTTCTCGTTCAATTAGATTAGGCCAACAAGTATTTTTAAAATCACAGAATGTACAGTGTTTATTAAGTACTTTGTTTCCTGTTTCCTTTCCCCTGAAGGTTTCAGTCTCAGGCTCAAAGCATCTTTTAAATTCGTTAGCCTTAACCGTTTTGACTGCTTTCTTTATATTGGTTATTTCTTTTTCAATGTCAATACCTGTAGCTGGTACATATTTAAATTTTCCATTGGCTTTGTTTACTACCCACCAGCCGCCAGCTTTTTTACCAGAAGCCTTTGCATAACCAGCAAGTTGTCCTATGTAGCCAAAGCCATCACCGCTGGCAAGGGTGCTGTAGGATTCAAACTTGTTTCTGTATGACCAGTCTGAAGCTGATTTAATATCATCAACTGCACCATCAAGGATAAGGTCATAAGAACCAGAAATGCTATCGTCACCAACATCAAGAGTAACTTTGTCCGTGTCTTCATACTTTACTCCCGCCTCTGTTAATAGTCCTTTGAAGACAGCTTCAACGATGTCTCCAATCATCATGTTCATTACGAAGTTATTTGATTTAGTTTGCGCAGCCTCTGGCTTGTTTTTTTCAAACCATAGTTGACAGGTTGGCCTACCAACATTAGACATACGCAAACTAAATTCTTTTTTCTCACGCTTACCGAATTGGCGGCGTAAGGCATCCATTATGTCAGTGCCAATTTGTTTAATAGTTTCTTCTGAAATTTCACTATTACCATTGGCAGCGTCACTCATGTACTTATGCAACGCCAATTCAGCAGGGTGATTCATTATGCTGCTCCTTCTTCCAGTTCAATGTCAATAAAATCTTCAACAATATCAACATCTTCTTCAGACATAGCTGCTTCTTGACGCTGACTTGTTTTAGCATCCCACTCTTTGTAGATATAGTCATTGAAGTTTTTTACCCAAGCAAGAAAGTTTCCAAACTGCTCGTGATCTTCCGCTTCAATCTCGTGTGATGCTTTCAGGTTAGCTTTACAAATTGGTGTAAAGTAACTTGATCCATTCGGAAGTTTGTTTTCTTTTGGATCAGAGAAAACAATTTCGTGTTCTGGTGGAACAAGTTCCAGTTTAGTAAACTTACCAAACTCTTCACCTATAATCTTAAAGGCTTCCTTGTTGTCAATTTCCCATATGAAAGGTGTTGTGACATTATCAACAGGTTTACCCTGCGAATCAACAGCATCCTTCATAGTGACAATACCAAAGATAATACGAACACGTTTAATCTGACGAATTAAATCCTGCATATCTGCTGGTAGTGCTTTGAAATCCTCAATCCATCCAGAAGGTTTTCCACAGTTAAATTTACCTGTGTTGTCTTTAAGATCATCATCAAGTGATATATCCATTATTGTACGATGGAATGTACCCTTTGGCTCATTAGGCTTTGGGTTTTTATTGGCAACGTATCTACGATACTGAAAGCGTTGCATAAAAGGACGAACACTTATGTTCTTGCTGTAATAGAATGTTGAATTTTCACCTTCTACTACTTCAAGACGATATGTGCCACCCTCAACAACTTCCACATTTGTTAGTTTACCGTTAATTTCAGCTTGACCCATCACAGGTTGATGCCATAGACGAAGACGATTTAATGTACTGGTCTTCTTAGTACCCTTCGCTCCATCAGCAGCAAATCCCATTAACTTGTTCATTGCTGCATAATTATCGGTGTGTATTGTTACAAGATCATTCATATAATTTTACTCCTTTCGTGTCTTGAACGCATAGTTATATCACGCTACATCCTTAGTGTCAAGCCAATTCGGTCCTATTTTTGCTTCTAATAAAAGAGGAACATTTAACTGTATTTTAAACTTAGAATTAACTAAGTCTGTTAAGTTATTGTTTGTCTCATTTATTATTGCAATTACCTTCTGCTCTTCATCTGGATGAATATCTATAACAATAGAATCGTGTACAGTATTCACAATGCAACTATGCATATTTTCTAGTTGCTTGTCAATATATAAAAGTGTTAATGGCACAATATCTGCTGTTGCAAATGACTGCACAGGGTAGTTTTTTATCTGTGTAAAGTTTGTAACTGTACCATTTTGTCTTCTGGTTACGTTAGGAAAATAAAACTGCCTACCAGAAGGTGTAGTTATCATATTAGTTGTTACAGCTTCTTTAGCCAGTCTGGTATGCCAAGCTGCGACCCCTTTGTACTTTTCTGTAAAGTGTTCGTAGTATGCCGCTTCTGCTGGTGTTCTGCCGAAACCTGTCGCACCGTAGAGTGGCGCGAATGTATGTGCTTTCGCATCCTGTCTACTCGTAGGTTGACCAGCATCACTAATAACTTTAGCGGTGTATGAGTGTACATCAAATCCAGTAGATACTTCTTCAATAGCAACTCCATCTTGTGATAAAAATGCGGCGGCACGAAACTCAAGCTGGGCAAAGTCAGCTTCCATTATCTTACCACCCTCAAATCGTGACACAAATACTTTCTTAACAGGGAATGTGCCGCCACGAGGCATATTCTGCATATTAGGATCAGCACCAGAAAAGCGACCAGTAGCTGTGCGATGCTGTAATAGACGGACGTGTAACTTACCATCCGCTTTTGTGAAGGTTTCAATGCCTTCAACAAACGAAGATAAATACGTATCTAAAGCACTAAGGCGTTTTACTTTATGTAAAAAACTCTTTGCTTCATCCATATTCTTTTCTTTTGCAAAACTCTCAAGAATGTCTAGGTTTGTTTTGGATGTAGTAAATCCATGCGCACTTATCCATTTAGCTGTAGGTGCAGAGAAACGAAGACCAGCAATTTCATTAGTAGGTATAAAGTGAAACCCAACACCAGCACAATCCTTGCAAGTAGAAGGTTTAGCATATGGTGTACCATTCTTTTTCATCTTATGAACTTTACCACGACCATAACAGCTAGGGCATTGCTTTGCTTTTGTTTTAAAAACAAGTTCAGAATTTTCCCTTACAGTATCTTTGAATACATCTTTTTTCATGTAAGGATCAAAGCAATTCTGCCACATAGCTTTATCAATAGGCTTACGACTATAAATAACTTGAGATAACTGCTCTGGGCTATTTAAGTTTACTGGCGTATCCCCCATCAAATCAGACACCTGCTTTTGTAGTTCGTTTGTAAGTTGAATCTTCTCTTGTTCAAATTCTGTACGAAC